TGGTGCCGCTAGGTAAAGATAGGCCCGCTATGCCTGAAGATATTCCTGACTCTAACGGCTGGGAAGAACAGGTAGGTATATCGCTGCAATGCATCAGCGGTAATGATAAAGGATTGGTGGCGCGCTACTCGACTAAGACTAAAGGCGGTGTGCCTGAAGTAAAGCGCATAGCGTATGAGACGGGCATGAACTACAAGACCAACCCGTTGACGCCTGTGCCAATCGTTAAGTTGAAAAGCGCGCATTACAATCACGTTGGCGGTTATGGACGCATCTATAACCCAGTGATCGAAATCGTTAAGTTCGTGAGTAACGATAAAGAGCCTACGGTCGAAGAGGTAGCGGAAGCTCCAGTTCGTCGTCGCAGAGGTTAATGAGTCGGGGCGCGTAAAGCGCCCCTTCTTATCTCAGGAGAAATCAAATGTTGTTTGTGCCTGCCTATTGGCCGTTCTTTAAGAGCGGCGAACTGAGACGCTTTGACTATACCGCACCCGACACGCCATCGTTTACGTCTGTATTTAGTTACGACAAGGGCAGCGACAGCATGCTCTACAATAATTACGACAGCGCTGGGACGTGGCTGAACAAATGGTTCTATCAATATCGTCCTGGCTTTGGCGTCGCTGAGTGGCGCGATGATTATCCCGAAGGTAAGAAAGTTGTTCTCAACCCGCCGATAGGCTGGGGCGAGTTTCAGGAAGTTGGATCTGATTATATTGACTATCCTAAGTTTGATTTCTTTAAATGCTGGCCTCCTGCATCAAGCAGCGGTGTGCAGATCGTGCATTTTGAAGAGCACATATCGCAGATCAATGTGATGGGCGTGTATTACCAAGACGTGATTCAGTTCACCTATCTACAGAACTGGAACGGCAAGCCAGCAACAGGCGCGCGTTACTGGATGGCGCTCGGCGTTGGCCCGATCAAAACGCAGTTCTTAACGCAAGACGCAAAAGATCCAACGAAGATAGAGGAGTCAGTCGTATGGGAAGCGAAGATAACGACCGTGAACGGGTAAGAGATATTATTAAACGTCTGTTAAATCGCGCAGTAAATGCTGAGATTATAAAAGAAAAGCCAAACCTTTATTATGACGCAGCGCATCAAATTGAACGGCTCTTCTCTGATAATGAACGTCTTGAGCGCCTCATATTGGAGCTGAAACAAGAGAATGAGCGGCTGCGTCAATCTTACATTCCCTTTATGGAAAAGCATAACGAGCTGCGTGACGCGGTTAAGCAGTTGTTTAGGGATAGAACATTCGCAACTTTTGAACAAAATCTATCATGGCTAAAGAGGTATATTGAGCAATGAGTGATGAAGAGACACGACTAAAGCAACTGATGGGCGATTTATTATTCACCATCAAAGAATACTCTGACAAACATGAGAAACCAGATGAGATACTTTTTGTTCTTGACCGCATCGTTGACGCTTATCGCACAGCCTTTGAAAGCACAAGAAGTGGAGACGCCAAGATTCACTGAGATGAATTACGGCGAACAGACTTTCATCTACGACCGCAACGGGCGCATGGTCGCTGCGGGCGTAGGCGATGAGTATGGCATGTATTACAGCAACCGTTATGGACAGACGATTGGAACACGCTATGACGCACCAAAATGACACGCGGACAGATAAAACCTAAATCAGATGAGCTGCGTATATGCTTAACTTGCAGCGTTATGTTTGTGCCGCAAGATGAACGGCAACAATATTGTTGTTCTAAATGTCGAAACAATAGTGACGCCAAGCGCATTACAACGCAACGATACCAACAATCGCGGCGAGATAAAATAAATGAAATAAAAATTGCCCGTGGGTGTTCCATCTGCGGATATAACGCACATGCCGCTGCGTTAGATTTTAATCATGTGCGCGGCGAAAAGTTATTTAACGTTAGCCAAGATACTAAGACAGCATGGGATAAAATGCTGGCGGAAATAGAAAAGTGCGACGTCTTATGCGCTAACTGTCATCGCGTACACACTTACGAAAATAGACATTGGCATACGAAACGGAAATAATATGTCTGATATACTTTGGTTAGACTATGAAAGTAGAAGCGAGTGCGATTTAAAAACAGCGGGCGTGTATAACTATACATCGCATCCGACTACGGAAATGCTTTGCGCCGCTTACGCTTTCAACAATGAAGATCCGCAACTTTGGTGGCGTAACACTATTATACCAGAACGCATTAAGTTACATTTTATTTCTGGTAAACAAATACGCGCGCATAATGCTGCGTTTGATAGACTTTTAACTTGGGACGCGGTGTGCCGAACGTATGGCATATCAAAACCGGCTCTTACATCTTGGTATTGCACGGCATCGCAGGCGCGCGCTAATTGCGCGCCAGGTAGCCTCGAAGATGTCGCCCGGTTCGCCGGAACAAATATGCGCAAGGATCATCGCGGCAATTACCTAATTAGAAAATGTTGTTTACCACCATTCAGTGACGATCCTATATTATTGCAAGAATTAGGCGAGTATGCGCTTCAAGACGTGCGTACGATGCGCGCGGCATCTAAAGCGATGCGGGAACTGACAGATGATGAGCTGGCAGATTATCATATTAATGAGCGTATCAATGATCGCGGCGTCTTGGTTGACGTACCTTTATGCCAAGCAGCGGTTCGATTCGCGGCTGATGAATTACAGGAAATCGAACGCATCGTACGTGAGGTTACGAACGGCGAGATTACGTCAGTCCGAAGCCCTAAGATGCGACAATGGGTTCAAGATCGTGTTGGCCCCGCAGCCCTCAAGCTCATGGAGCGAGACGACAAGTATAGTATCGACAAGACGGCGCGTGCAAATCTATTGGCGATGGACGATCCTGAAGAAGTTCCGCCAAATGTTGCCGACGTTATACAGTGCGCTGATGATCTTTGGGCGTCTTCTGTAGCAAAGTTCAAACGCCTATTCGATCTTGCCGGCGAGGATCACCGCGTTCGAGGCGCGTTTGTATTCGCAGGCGGCAGCGCAACAGGTCGCGCTAGTTCTTACGGCGCGCAGGTGCATAACTTTACGCGCGTCTGCGCAGAAGATCCCGACGCTGTACGCCATGCGATGGTGCGCGGACATAAGATCGTGCCTAAGTTCGGCAAGCGTGTCACTGATGTGCTCAAAGGTATGTTGCGTCCAGCGATGGTTCCCGCACGCGGCCATCAGTTCGTCGTCGCTGATTGGTCGTCCATAGAAGCCCGTGTTACTCCGTGGTTGTCCAACAACGGCGATGACAAGCTCGCGTTATTTAACACTGGACAAGATGTGTATAAGTTCAACGCGTCAAAAACTTTTGGTTGTGCCATAGAAGATGTGACAAAAGACCAACGCCAAGTTGGTAAAGTTCAAGAGTTAGCTTGTGGCTTCGCCGGAGGCGTTGGCGCGTTTGCTGCGATGGGCCGTGTGTATGGCATTAACATGCCGGAAGACGAAGCCAGACGCATGGTAACTGCGTGGCGTATTGCAAACAAATGGTCAGTGCCGTTCTGGAATGACATCGAGTTGGCGTACACAAGAGCGCTGAGTCGTCAAGGCGAAATATTTGAAGCCGGCAAGATTAAATACTTGTTTCGAGGTCAGCATCTTTGGTATGCTTTACCTTCGGGGCGCGTTCTTTGCTATCCCTATGCGCGGTTTGAAGATGACGGCAGTATAACCTACGCCAAAGCATCTTGGAAACCAGCCGCAGACGCAAAGGAATGGCCTCGCGCGCGGCTATGGCGCGGGCTTGCATGTGAGAATGTAACCCAAGCAGTTGCAAATGATTTATTAAGGTACAGTCTACGAAATTTAAATAATGTTGTGCTTCATGTGCACGACGAAATAGTTGTCGAATCAGACGAACCAGAAATAGCAAGGGAGGCTATGGTTCGTGTGATGACAACGCCGCCGGATTGGGCGGTTGGATTACCGCTTGCAGTAGAAGCTAATATTATGGGGCGATATGGAAAATAGAATCCTTGACTATGTAGTCGGACTTGCGGAAGCAGGTGAGACGCCGCTCATAGTGCGGCAAGTGCCAATAGTGCGTAATAACGTACATCTACAGCATTTAGATGGATCGTATAAATATACTTGGCCCGCTTATCTTCCTACGCATAAGCGTAAGAAAGGCGAAGCTTGGTATATTAATACAGGTTCTTTTATTATCGAGCGCTTTAAAGACGGTAAGGTTAGCGCCGCGTCTGCCAATTGCGAATACGTGCTTTTTATGATGCTGGACGACATCGGCACAAAAAGCAAAACGCCGCCGCTTGAGCCTACGTGGATAGTTGAGACAAGCCCAGATAATTTCCAATGGGTTTACGCATTCAGAGAACAACCAACAACAGGAGAATATTGTGCAGCTATTACAGCGCTGGCCGCAGCCGGTTATACCGATCCAGGCGCAACTAATGCTGTGCGTAATTGCCGCCTGCCTGGTTCAGTTAATTTAAAACCTGGGCGTGATGCGTTTGAGTGCAAAGAGATCTCTTTTAACCCAAAGCTAGACTACACGTTACAAGAGATATGTGACGCATGCGGCGTCACGCCGTTAGAGGCTAATACAGCTACCTATCGATCCGTTAGAGTAGAAGACAACGGCGTTGATAACGTGATGACATGGCTCAACGAGCAAGGGCTTGTCTTATCGCGTCCAAATCCTGAAGGCTGGATGGGCGTTGTCTGCCCTAACAATGCAGCGCATACAGACGGCCAGATCGAAGGCCGGTATAGACCGCTGGATCGTTCTTATTGCTGCATGCATGCCCACTGCGATCACATCAACAGCGAAGCGTTTCTTAAATGGGTCGCTGACAATGGTGGGCCGCGCGAGCATCAAGGCATCAGAGGCGAGCTTATCACTGCCGAATTTAAGGCTATGCATGAAGCTATAAAACCTAACGAGTTCTTTCCTGATGTAGCATCTGAGCGCGTCGCGCAGGTGGAGCGCGAAGAGGCTGGACGTGTTGAGCGCGGTGACTGGTATGAGCGCTTCGCGTACATCGTGGATGATGACGCATACTTTGATCTTACGACGCGCAACGAGATCTCGCGCAGTTCTTTCAATGCTATCTTTCGGCATATCAGTTGCGTCTCAGTGCATAACGCCAAGCGCCGCATCGAGGCGTCAGTATGCTTTGACGAGAATCGCCAAGAGCACAAAGCAAAACTATTGAAAGGTCTAACCTATGCGGCAGGTGAAAAGATCTTGGTGCATAAAGATAATGAAATCTATGGTAATCGATGGCGAGACGCTCGACCGATTTTCACCAGAACAAGCAGAGATATATCACGCTTTACTGCCCATTGTGAACGGTTGGTGCCAGATCAAGGCGAACTCGATCATTGCTACGACGTTATGGCTTTTAAGCTCCAACACGCGGACGTTAAAATAAATCACGCCGTCTTGCATGGCGGCGATGAAGGCTCCGGCAAAGACACGATGTGGGCCCCCTTCATCTGGTCTGTCTGTGGCCCAAATAACAAAAATTGGGGTATTATTGACAACGACGGTCTATCGTCGCAGTGGGGCTACCAGCTTGAGAGTGAGATCTTGATCCTTAACGAGCTACGCGAGCCGGAGGCCAAGGAGCGCCGCGCGTTAGCCAACAAGCTTAAACCTATTATCGCCGCGCCGCCTGACATGCTGCCGATCAATCGTAAGGGTTTACACCCCTATGAGATGGTCAACCGCTTGCTTGTGCTCGCCTTTACCAACGATCCGATTCCGATCTCTATTCCGTCGCAGGATCGTCGCTGGTTCTGTGTGTGGTCTACCGCGCCGCGTATGGCTCCAGATGAGGCCCGCGAGATGTGGGACTGGTATCATGCCGGTGGCTTCGAGGCGGTCGCCTCCTGGCTTTACGCGCGCGATGTTAGCCGCTTCAACCCTGCCGCCGCGCCGCCTATCACTGACTTCAAGCTCTCGCTCGTTGAGCACGGCATGTCTATGGCTGAGAGCTTTATCGTTGAGATGATCAGAGGCCGCAAGGGCGACTTCGCCTTGGGTGTTATTGCTGGGCCTTTCCATGACATCTGCGGACGCTTGAGCGTTCAGGCCGGCAATGGCATCAAGGTGCCGCAAGCCGCGCTCCTGCATGCGCTCAAGGAGGCCGGCTGGGTAGACTGCGGTCGCCTGCACTCAGGTAAATATCAGACCAAGCGCCACGTCTTTTGCGCGCCGAACATGCTACAGCATAGCAAGTCAGACTTGCGTAATATGTGCGAACCAACCCCAACCCCGAACCTACAGGTGGTCAAATGAAGCCAGGAGCTATGCATGCCCTAAAAGATCCGTCACGCCTTACCAAGGCCGAAGAGAAAATTTATGAGCTTATGAAGCAGGGTTTGACGAGTAAAGAGATAGCTGAGAGAATAGGGTCTGGAGGTGCGGGAGCTATGAACTGCCGCATCAAGGTTATACGAGAAAAGCTTGCTGCGCGCCTTTTGCCTACTGGTTAGGGTTAGTCTCTTGTGGATGCTTTTCATTTGGTTCTTTATCGAGAACCGAAAGAGGGTTGAGTAATGGCTGACCAGATTTCGCGGCTTTTAAGTAAGGGCAAGCCTTACTATGACATGACCAAAGAAGAGTTCGATGATTTAGCCAAAGAAAAATTGATGGGCGTGAATTATAACGATGGCGACTTTGGCCTTAACGCTATGTATATGGCTCAACTGGCGCTGGATCGCGGTGTGCCTATGTATGCGCCCACTGGGCCTAACCTGACCTACAGTGACAAGCAATATCTCGACACGTTCGAGCAACAGCCGCCCACTAATAAGCTTTTTACGCCCGCCCAGGATGTCGCCGCCCGCGCTGATCTAGCCGCGCGCAAGGCGATGTTTCAGAACGCCCTACGCGGTCAACAGGCGTTCGCTAACCCTGGGGCTGGGCCTCAGTATGGTATGGACTATACGCAATACGCTCCCGTCGCGCGCAACAGCATGCTGTCTTATCTACAGCCCTATCTAGAGCGCTTCGGCCTCTATCAAAAATAAGCCCTCTAGCTATGGGGGCAGCTAGAGGGCAGGAGGCTTGCAATACGGCCAAGGGAGGAGGCCATGAGCCACACCCTAACGCATCACGATAAACGCTACAATACCCAAAATCGATAGCGTTAAAATCAAAACATCGTATCCATGTACTGGACAATCTCTGCTTCTGTCATGTCTTTACCTTTACCCCATTTTGCCCAAAATTGCCATAAGGGCTTGTTTACATTCTCGCATGGCTCGTCGCGGGGGATGTCGGGTATGGTGCATTGGAGCGCCTCATATTGCTCCATGAAGTAATCTTTCATTTTAGACATAGTAGCACCTCAATGATTGTTGTTACTAGGATCACAAAAGCCGATTCTTCGTTCTTCATATCTGATTCCACTTATTATGGTTGTATGGTCGCGTTTAAAGACGCGCGCTATTTGTGTGTAGGTCTTGTCGGTTTCTTTATGCGCGCGATACATGGCCTTGCGGCGCACTGCTATAACGCGCAGGGTGTTGTTGTAGTCTATGAGGGTTTCATAACTTAACCCCGCCGCTTTCGCCTCCTCCAATATTATTTGTTTGATTGTTTTCATCGGTCGCCTTCATATTAAATGCAAAATTAAGAGCGCTTGCTACTGTCGCCAATGCGCGCAAGTCTGCCTGTTGTACGTACAGGCGCATGATCGGCGTTTCTTTAGCGTCGCATTTATAGATAATGACGCAGCTAGTCTTATCGGTCTTTATGGGCTTTGCTTTCATGCGCCCAGGATGTTCGCAGAATAGGTCAAGGTGTAGCATTGCGCGCCTCTATTTCCCCTTCTATCAATTCGCGTCTTGTATCGTCACCCTCACCCTGTAACATCAGCTCAAGCGCTGGGGTTGATAGGCGATAAAGCAAACAGCAAAAATCGTACATGTTAGCCCCATTGTTGCGCCATAGCATCGGCTATGCCTTGATATGTCTTTGATCTTTTTTTCCATCGGTCAGGGCCTGGCGACATCTTGTGGATGCGCGCCTCGCGGCCATCAACGATGTTGGTCGGTTTTAGCTTTGGTAAATTTTTAAGCCATAGACATGTCGATTTAGTCTCGCCATGTCCAAACTGCCACGGCTGCACAATCTGGTCAGGTTTTCTTATTTTTGAACTAATAACGCTGATAGGGTTTTCTATACATATGCGCGGCGCTGGCGCGTCTATTAACACGCGCACGAAGTCCAGCGCCTCGCGCTGTTCCTGCTGTTTATCCTTGAACCAGCGCGCGCCACTAACAGCAAGATGCGTGCAAGGCGGGTGTGCTATGATCAAGTCCCAAGGATATAGTTCTATTATCTCTCTAACATCACATTGCCAATGATAGGATTTATCCTCGCTTTCTGTGGGTAATAAATCGCATGATCTGGCGTCATGTCCTAACGCTCTAAAAGCGTCGCGCACTATGCCGCTAAATTCACAAGCCACTAGGACGCGCATAATTAGCCCCTCTCGATTAGGTAAAGTATGGTTATAATGGCGGCGGGTATTGCCAGGCTTACACTTGCCGCCAAGCCTATAATGTAAAGCGCTTGCTTCATATGTCCGCCTCATATGCTGCGTCTTCTTCACATGCTTGAAGTAAATGCTCGTCGTCTATTAATGCGTCATGTATCAGTTTATAAAGCCAATGATCTTGGCTAATATTATACTTCGCTGTTTGGTTAGTAGGATTAATAACAATAGACGTGATATCGATATCAGTAATCCAGGGTTCGAATATGCCAACATCAGGCTCGGCAGCCGCGATGTTGTAGTCTACGTCAACTTCCCCTGCCGCCATGACGGCATAGCCCTTGATCAGTTCAAGCTCATCGAAGTAATATGTAAATTTCATGTTATCCCCCTTAGTCGTTTTCTGCCGATCTTTCCCAATCATAACGCGCGCTATGTTGGCGCTCTGCTTCGTTGTCGTACTCTTCCTGCATAGTGTGTAAGGCATCAATTAGATGCCACGGCAAGGGCGCGGGTTGATTGTTTAATATCTTTATAAGCGCCTCTACCGCTTCGTGATCTAGTGTTAACTCGATCATTTTAAGCCCTCCAAAAAACGGTAAAGCTTTTCAACGTCATAATTTGTCTCATTGATATAGCCGTCATGGAAGGGGCCATAAGGCGCGGTGTAATCGCACTCAGGTAACGAGCTCAACACGATATCAGCGGTAGTGTAAACCGACCCGTTAACCTGAATCGCTATAGGTTTATTCTTGCTGTTTGGATACCAAAGTAAAGCATGGACTCTACTTTCGTGAACTGTAAAGCCCGCTTTTTCTGCCATGGCTGTAAGGTCAGATATTTTAATCATTTTAGACCCCCTTAACTAACATTTTGAATCTTGGTGCCCATGATGTGACGCAGTCGTCAGCAACCCATAAATAAAGGCCCGTAAATATTAAATTCAATTCGTCATTGTAGAATGGCCCATTGTGCCATGCGTCAAAAGTACTCATTATGCTGCCCTCCCAACGCGGAAGCCGTGTAGATTAATCACAATATCTTTTTTGCTATTGCTGCTATTGCCGGCGCATAGGCCGCATTTATCGCAAGATGTGCGCGCCCCGTTTTCTTTGGCGGCGGGGCAACCAATTTCATTTGAGGCTTTAACGTCTTTAGATTTTTTGGCTCTGAATGTGCGCCATCCGCAAGCGCTAGCTAAGAGCTGATCGCTCTCGCTCTCACATGAGGCCATGCATAAGAGCGCGAAAGCCTGGAATCGCGGATCGCGCCATTGGTGACTATAGCCTGTGATTTTTTTAGCTTTTAACGTCGCGGCGCGCCATATCTGGAAGGGAACAGCAGCAGGGTCGCCATACGTGCCAAGGCGAAAAGCGCTCCCCTCGAATAGCGCGGGCAATAGTGCAGGGTCGTAGTCTACCCCAGGGCGCGCATAGCGCTTGCGCTCATATGCGCCATAAACACTATAAACGCTCTTTGCTACGTCAACATAGCATTTACCCCCCTTAAATGGTCGCTGGGGACAATCGCCGCAAATGCTAGCGTCGCGACCATCTTTTAGTGCAGCTATCGGGTTAACGTCGCTACGTATTATAAATGTCTGCACCATTGCGCCGGTCTTAGCATTGGCGCTTGTTGCTGCTATCCTGTTTGCAATAGCCACGATAGGCGCGCCATCGATAGCGCTGGGGCCTTCATATAATATAATGCCGGTAAATTGATTGCGCTTTAACGCAAGGCGCAAGGCGTTTAATTCTTGTATCATTAGACTAACCCTTCATAAGGACAAATAGACAAGATGACACTAACACAAATAGTTTATTAGTCAAGCGGCCTCTTTGAAATAAACCGCAAACAAATAAAGAGAATCACTGAAGAATTTTTTATACTTTACTGAATCATCATCAGTATAAAGGCGTTTATATGCGTCGACACATATAACGCCGGCGCGTTTATAAATTGTGTAATGATAGTTTAAATCGCCATGTGCTAGATGATTTGTTGTAAGATATACGCCGCCGCCGCCCTCTTTATTTGCTGCAACAAAAGCCGCCGCCATGTCATCGGCTTCAAATCGCGCGTCTAATGGATATGGATCGTTTTCATCATGCGCCCATGACTTGGCAATACCGGCGCGTATAAATTGCGCCGCGCCTTCTGGATAGCCGTCATGGTGTTTGTAAACGCTAAAGCGTTTATTCTCGTCTTTGAAAGTGTAAACAGCTCTAGTTGACATGATATGTGCTCCTTAGATTATTGGTTCAATCAATAACATGCTGCCGCGATGCAGGTTCGCATAGCGTATGCCGATCTCGATGGCCTCTTCTCGCGTGGCGCATATGCCGCTCTCGACTAGCGCGTGATATCTATTTAATACTTGGAATGTATACATGACTTGTGTTCCTGGGATGAGGGGGCGCTATGCGCGCCCCGTTATTAATCTTAAAGCCAGTCGTAACATCACTAGCTCTTTATTATCCTCTTCGCCTATGCCGTCGCATTCTATTTCTAGAGCGTCGATTCGGGCTTCAATTTCTTTTTGCGTCATGGTCATTTTTGGTCATGTCCTTTCGTGATTCGATGATTAAAGCTTATCACACTTTCTTTGTTAGTCAATAACTATTTTGTCAAAAACAAAATATTTTTGTTTGTTGGTCTTGTTTGGTCACGTTTTGGTTATTGTTTTGGGGTTGAATGACCCAAATGTAAGCGACTAATATTGCGGGCTAAAGTGGCAGGCTTGGTCTTATTGGTCTTTTTTATATTAACTAGTTAAAAAAAAAATAATGTATACATATATATGTAGGTGTGTATACAATCCTCCATATTTGGCGCGATTTTTTTCCCGTGACCAAAAGACCAAGACGACCAAGACCTCCCCTTCTCTTGCGCTTCTCTTCCCCCATGTCTACATTCAATATGCCCGCGTGAATGCAACCACAAAACACAAGACCAAAAAGACCAAGGTCTGAATGTATACTTAGTTTATGTAAACATAATTGACATTGGTTTACATTTGGCTCAGTTGACAATCGGGAGGGGGGCTGGGCCTTGCGTGGTCTGGGAATATCTACGCAGGGATTACTCAAACTTTTTTTTATTTTAAAAATGTGCTAATAAAGATTCTATGTTTGAAAGCTTGCCATACGAGCCTCGTAAAATAGAGGCCACAGAGAAGAATCTCGAACTGATCTACGAGGCCGCGCGTAAAGGACTCAAGGGCGACGCGCTCGCGTTAGCTGCCGGCATGTTGCCGGTTGAGTATCGCCGGCTGGTGCAGTTCGATCCTATTGCTGAGTATGCGGAGATCAAAGGCCGCGCAGATGGCGAGATGGAGATGGCCGGCGTCTTACGCACAGCCGCGTTAAACGGCGACACTAAAGCAGCGCTTGATATACTAAAGCATGTGCATAAGTGGACTGCGCCACAGTCGATGCAGATCCAAGTCGAACAGCGCATATCTATCTTAGCGGCGCTTGAAGAAGCGCAGACCAGAGTTATCGAAGGGCAGGTATTGGATGCAAGTGCCGATTTACTCAGCGGAAGAAGAACAGAAGCTGATGGCAACGCTCTGGAGTCCGACGCTCAAGAACGACCCGCTCGCGTTCGTGCGACTGGCCTTCCCATGGAAGAAGCCTGGGACACCGCTTGAACACTTCGAAGGCCCGCGCCAGTGGCAGCGCGAAGTTCTGATCGAGCTGCGCGAGCACATCAAAGCGAACAACGGTAAGATAGACTTCGAGACATTGCGGCTTGCAGTCAGTTCAGGGCGCGGAATCGGTAAGTCTGCCCTCGTAAGCTGGCTAACAATCTGGATGCTGACGACAAGAATAGGTTCTACCACGATAGTTTCAGCTAACTCAGAGGCGCAGCTCCGCAGCGTCACCTGGGCTGAGATCACCAAGTGGCTGAGTATGTCGATACACAGTCACTGGTTCGAGGTATCCGCCACACGGGTGCTACCGGCGAAGTGGATAGCGGAGCTGGTCGAGCGGGATCTAAAACTAGGAACGCGCTATTGGAGCGTAGAAGGGCGGTTGTGGAGTGCAGAGAATCCAGATTCCTACGCTGGCGTGCATAACTTCGCGGGTGTCATGCTGGTATTCGATGAGGCGAGCGGAATTGATGATAGTATCTGGTCAGTTGCAGCGGGCTTTTTTACGGAAAATACCCCTAATCGCTTTTGGTTGTGCTTCAGCAACCCCCGTCGTAACTCTGGTTACTTTTATGAGTGTTTTAACTCCAAGCGAGACTTTTGGCGAAATAAAATTGTCGATGCCCGCTCCGTCGAAGGCACGGATAAGGCCGTATACCAACAGATCATTGACGAGTATGGCCCCGATTCAAGCGCAGCCCACGTCGAGGTCTACGGTCAGTTCCCCAACGCCAGCGACGACCAGTTCATCGGAAACGCGCTGGTTGACGAGGCAATGGAACGTCCCGCTATATCCGACCAGTCCGCGCCCATCGTGGTCGGAGTGGATCCAGCACGCTTTGGTGCCGACGCTACCGTCATCGCCATAAGGCAAGGCCGCGACATACTGAGCATCCGACGACACCGTGGCGACGACACAATGGAAGTTGTAGGCCGCGTGATCGACGTGATCGAAGAATATAAGCCTGCGCTGGTCGTGATCGACGAGGGCGGACTCGGCGCAGGCGTCGTGGATAGGTTGAAGGAGCAACGCTACAAGGTGCGCGGTGTGAACTTCGGCAATAAGAGCACAAAGCCCATGATGTATGGCAACAAGCGCGCTGAGATGTGGGGCGCGATGAAGGACTGGCTGAAGGACGCGAGCATACCCAAGGATCGCTATCTGAAGTCAGACCTGATCGGGCCTATGATGAAGCCGGACTCGAAGGGAACGATATTCTTAGAGTCCAAGAAAGACATGAAGTCGAGAGGTCTAGCCTCACCTGACGCGGCGGACGCCATAGCGGTGACGTTCGCATTTCCTGTCGCCAGACGCGAGCAACGAGTAGACAACCAGCGCCGCGTCAGCTATGGTCAAGGCTCCGCATCGTCTGGTTGGATGGCTTCATAATGGTATCGTTATCGGTAGGCCGTGGCGAGAAACTGTCCACGAAGGCTGGCGCTGGGTTGACCGCTAAAGGTCGTGCTAAGTATAACAAGGCCACGGGTAGCAAGCTGAAAGCACCTGCACCTAATCCTAAATCTGAGGCTGACAAGGGCCGTAAAGCGAGCTTCTGCGCGCGTATGGGCGGCGTCGTGGCTAAGTCTAAGAACGCTGAACGCGCTAAAGCATCTATGAAGAGGTGGAACTGTGGCAAGTAAGCCTGGGCTATACGCCAACATACACGCAAAGAAAGCACGCATTGCAGCCGGATCGGGCGAGAAGATGCGTAAGCCAGGTGCCAAAGGCGCACCAACAGCTAAAGCGTTTGTTAGATCCGCAAAAACAGCTAAAGGAAAACGCTGATGCCGTTAGTCAAATCATCATCTAAGAACGCCATGCGTAAGAACATATCCGCAGAAATAAAAAGCGGAAAAAAACCGGCTCAAGCCGTTGCAATCGCGTATTCAGTAAAGCGTGCAGCGGCTAAAAAAGGCGGCATGAACAAGAAAAGCGGTAAATGCTAATCTACGATGTTGGCATACCATGCCGCAAAGGCCACACAACGGGCCGATATACGGTAAGCCACAAATGCGTCCAATGCGCTAAAGATGCTGCTTTGGCGTGGAATAAAGCTAACCCTGAACGTTACAAAGAAATAAAAAAGAAAAGCCGCGATCCTGCTAAAGAATCAGAACGCTATCGTAAATGGCGGCTTAAAAATCCTGATAAAGTAAAAGCCAAAAACGCTAATTGGCAAACTAAAAATTGGGATAAATATCTGGATATATCCTCTAGGTGGAAAAATCGTAACCGAGGGCATGTAAACGCTAAAACGAAAGAACGGCGGCTATCCCAGATACAACGCACACCGAAATGGCTGACAGATCAAGATTTTGCTGATATAGAGAAATTCTATGATTTGGCCCATGAACTTTCACAGGCTTACGGCTTTCCTTGGCATGTGGATCATATTATACCGCTTCAAGGTAAGATTATTTCGGGATTGCATGTAGTAGATAATCTTCAAATTATGCCGGGGTCTGAGAACTCTCGGAAAGGTAATAGATTCTATGGCTGCTAGTGATGTAGAGGGTGCGGGAAAAGTCTCTGATAGTCCAGACTCTGATCGTTTGGCTACTATGCGCCATCGTTTTACCGTTGCTTCAGCCGCGTATAGCGATTCAAGGGAAGACGAATTAGACGATCTTCGCTTCATGGCTGGTAGTCCTGATAATAGTTGGCAATGGCCGAGTGACGTGTTGGCAACCAGAGGCGCGGTGCAGGGTCAGACGACCAACGCGCGGCCATGCCTGACGATTAACAAGCTGCCACAGCATGTTAGGCTGGTAACAAATGAACAACGACAGAACCGCCCCTCCGGCAAAGTCATCCCAGCGGACGATAAAGCCGACGTTGCGGTCGCAGAGATCTTTCAAGGTATCGTTAGACACATCGAATACCTATCCGACGCGGACGTTGCATATGATACAGCCTGCGACAATCAAGTTACCTACGGAGAAGGTTATATCCGAATCCTTACGGAATATTGCCGCGAAGACTCGTTTGACCAAGACCTGAAGATCGGTCGCGTCCGTAACAGCTTCAGCGTCTATATGGATCCAATGATCCATGACCCATGCGGATCTGACGCCGAGTGGTGCTTCATAACGGAAGACATCCCTAAAGAAGAGTATGAGCGCCTTTACCCTGACGCGCTGCCTATTAGCGTAATGATGTCGCAAGGCGTTGGCGATCAATCACTCAGCATGTGGATGAGTCAAGAAACCGTCCGTATTGCTGAGTATTTTTATATTGAGCACCAAAAAAAGAAGCTCAATCTCTACCCCGATAATATAACGGCTTTTGAGGGTTCGCCACAGGACAAGCAGCTCAAGTTGTTGTACGGAAAACCTCTGCGTTCGCGCACTAGCGAACACCGTCAGGTCAAGTGGCTGAAGACGAACGGCTTTGAGGTGTTAGAGGAGCGCGATTGGGCGGGTAAATGGATCCCTGTCATCCGCGTGGTGGGTAACGAGTTTGAAGTAGACGGTCAGCTCTACATCAGCGGGCTAGTGCGTAACGCGAAAGACGCGCAGCGCATGTATAACTATTGGGTCAGCCAAGAGGCAGAGATGCTGGCGCTGGCTCCGAAAGCGCCATTTATTGGATATGGAGGCCAGTTTGAAGGATACGAAACAAACTGGAAAACCGCCAATACGAACAACTGGCCTTACCTCGAAGTCAACCCAGACGTCACCGACGGGAATGGATCTCCTCTTCCATTACCTGAACGCGCGCAGCCGCCTATGGCGCAAACCGGCCTTATCCAAGCCAAAGTGGGCGCTGGGGAAGATATCAAAGCCACCACGGGTCAATACGACAGTTCAATTGGTGCGACCAGTAACGAAAGGACAGGTCGTGCGATTCTGGCTCGGCAAAACCAGGGCGATACATCCACATATCACTACGTGGACAATCTCGCGCGAGCGGTTCGATATACGACAAGACAGTTAGTCGATCTGATCCCTAAGATCTATGACACGGAACGCGTGGCGCGCATCGTCGGACTCGACGGCGAAGTGGATATGGTGAAAATCAATCCAAATCAACCAGAGCCAGTCCGCGTTATCAAGGATCCGATCACAGGTCTGGATATTGAGAAGATCTACAATCCGTCCATTGGTATCTATGACGTAGTTGTAACGACCGGCCCAAGTTACGCGACCAAGCGCCAAGAGGCGATGGAAGCGATGCAAATGATCTTGCAGACTAACCCGCAGCTTTGGGCTGTGGCGGGCGACTTGTTCATCAAGAACATGGACTGGCCTGGGGCGCAGGAAATGGCGGCGCGCTTTGCCAAGACGCTCGATCCGAAGGTTCTGGACAACACAGATGAGTCGCCAGAGGCGCAGATGATGCGCGCTCAGATGAACGAGATGGCGAACCAGATGGAACAGACCACCGCCATGATCCAGCAACTGCAACAGTCGTATGATATGCAGAAACTGGCGATTGACGAGCAGAACACGCAGATCAAGGCGTATGACGCTGAAACGAAACGCATACAGGCCACGTCTGCAAACATGACACCTGAACAAATTCAGGATATTGTCATGGGGACGGTAGCGGCGGCAATGGATACAGGTGATCTTGTGCGCGGAAACCAGCCAATACGGCAGGAAGAACAGCCCCAAATACCAGGATTAATGTGAAATGAGCTGCGCTGACCTTATTGGACACCTGTTTCTAGCCCGCGATGTGACTCATAGCGTGCATTTGAACACCCGCTCTTATGCAAAACATAAGGCTTTGGGTAAGTTTTATGAGAATATCATCGGTTTAGCGGATGATTTAGCGGAAAGTTATCAAGGCAGACACGGCCTAATCGGGCCAATTACGCTCCATTCGGCTAAAAAAACGTCCAATGTGACAGAATTTCTCGAAGATTCGCTGAAAGATGTTGAGGAATTGCGGTATAAGGTCTGTGATAAGGACGAAACGGCAATCCAAAACATTATCGACGAGATTATAGGGCTTTATTTACGCACTTTATATAAACTCAAATTTTTGGCCTAAACCATGCCTACAGCAAGCTATGTAAAGTTCCAGCCCGCCATCGAAAACCTGTTTGAAGGTATCAACGCAGGGTCTGATTCGTGGGCTATTAAGCTCGCCACCGGCGTAAACGCTGCGGCTGGCACGATCACAGAAGTCGCCAACGGCAACGGTTACACAACAGGCGGTAACGCAGCCTCTGTCACGTCAGCCTCGCAGACTGGCGGCACGTTCAAGTTGGTTCTGGGCAGTCCGTCCACATGGACGGCTACGGGCGCTGGGTTTTCATTCCAATATGCGGTTCTTGTGGACACAACGACAAGCACGAACGTCGCCTATTGGGATTATGGTTCTAGTCAGACGGTTGCGGCTGGCGAAACTGTCACGGTAACGCTTGATGCTGTAAATGGCGTCTTCCAGGCGACATAATGTCAGACAATCGCTTACTTTTAACAGAAAGCGGTAATTTTTTAGTTACAGAATCTGGCGACTACATAATTGCAGTTGTTCAGTATCTTGTAACGGCGACTAATGGCTCTTACACGGTCACAGGCCAATCGGCCACGCTGCTAAAAAGTAAGAGCGTATCGGCAAGTTATGGGACGTATAGCGTAACAGGACAAACCGCTAATTTAGTTAAAGGCCGTGTTCTTACGCCAGAATATGGGTCTTATTTGGTAACAGGTCAGTCAGCGTCATTGGTCTACGGACGCACGATTCTTGCGCTGAATGGGGTCTATTCAATCACAGGTTATGATGCTAACATCGTGTGGGATTCTAACGCACAAAAGTATATAGAGCTTAGATCGTTTACGGAACGAAGGAGAATGTGAGTTGGCTACTACCCTTAAAGCGATCACCTCATGCTTGGGGTATCAGCAAATCACATCTTTGAGCGCGGCTTCGGGGCTGACAGTGCCTTCGATTGACCCGTCTACAGGATTGACCGTCAAGGCTAATTTTGCGTTGATTACCCCTGAGACTCAGGGCGTGCGCTGGCGCGATGATGGCACGGCTCCTACGGCTTCGGTTGGTATGCCGCTTGCGGCAGGCGTAACGCTTCAATATGACGGTGATCTGAGCAAGATCAAATTTATTGAGCAAACCGCCAGCGCTAAACTCAATATTAGTTATTACGTCTGAGGCTGACATGAATATTTCAAACGATTCCCCGTCAATGGATTACGTCCAGTATTTTACGAAACAGCTTCCGCAAGATCTAGCCAAGATGGCGGCTCTTAGAGACGAGCTGGCGACCCGTCAGGGCGCGCTGTCGGCGGCTGAAGCGGCTATTGCTGACCGTGAGAAAGCTAAAGAAGAACTGGCTAACGCTAAGTTGCAGGCAGCTCAAATTCTGTCTGATGCAGACAAGAAGAACAGCGAGTCTAAGATAAAGGCCGCAGATTTAGACGCCAGAGACAAGCTGACAGCGGCTAATGAAGCCAACTTCGCTAAATCCGTCAGCATTAAAGAAGCTGAGATCGCTAAAGCTGAGTCAGTTATAGCATCTTGGAACGCCGATTTATCCGCCCTCGAAGCAAAATTGGCAGACAAATCAAGCAAACTAGACTCAGATCGCGCGGCATTAGAAGCTAGAATCAAAGCCTTCCAAGACCGCGTTTCATCCTTCTAAGGGTTATTTAAATGGCCGACGTAAAGATTTCAGCCCTTCCGAGCGCCACAACACCCCTTGCAGGCACGGAAGTCCTTCCGATAGTTCAGTCGGCCACGACAGACCAAGTTTCTGTAGCTAACCTGACCGCAGGCCGCGCAGTCTCTGCCGCCAGCCTGACGCTGACCACGACACCCCTATCTGTAGCAAACGGCGGCACTGGCCTCACCTCGTTGACGGCTGGACGCATACCATATGGCGCTGGAACGAGTGCGTTTAGTTCGAGCAATGGGCTGACTTTTGGTGCTTCTACATGGGGAACCGCTGCTAATTCTGTATTGCAGTTAGCGGGAACTAACGGCAGTTATCCGGGCCGTGGCAGCGCATTTACGCTTGCCAGTCAAGATGGATTAAGCAATGTATCCATTGCCAATGATACAGGTTCTCAAGCGCTTCAATTTTACATTGGAACGTCTGAGAAAATGCGCATCACCTCCACCGGCACAGTAAATATAGTCGGTGCAGGAACGGCAGGTTCAACTCAAGCTGTGTCGCTTAACGGCAGTGCGCCAATTAACTCTATGGTGCTGGATGCCAGCGGAAACCTGCTGGTTGGGACGACAACAGCAGACGCTAAATTCTACGTTGTCAATGGCACAGCTTCAAAAACAGCATTTCGGATAAACGGCGTTTCTGGCGCTCAAGCTCTTTTTGACTTCAACGGTGGCGGTGCTAACTATATTGATGCAGATAGTCATAACTTCCGAAGTAAAGCCGGAGCAGATTGGGTCACTATATCCGAAACACTAGCTGGCGTTGGAAATAGAACAGTATATTCCACAGCCGCAGGCGTTTTAACTAACTCAAGTTCTGACTTGACGCTGAAAACTAACATTATTCCAGTTTCATACGGCCTTTCTACCGTAATGCAATTAAATCCTATCAAATTTAATTGGAAAGACACGGATAAAATGGGCGCGCAAAGCGAAATTGGCTTTGGCGCGCAGGATATGCAGGAAGTTGTTCCAGAAATTGTAGGAACAAATGGTGACGGAACTTTATCGGTAGATTATCCCAAGCTAACAGCCGTTTTAGCCAAAGCCATCCAAGAACTTTCCGCAAAGAACGACGCACTAGAAGCGCGCATAGCCGCTGTAGAAGGAATTGCATAATGAGCAACACATATACGTGGCAAATCTCTCAACTAGAGTGCTATCCACAACACGACAACCACACGGACGTTGTGTTCATTGTTCACTGGAGACGTCAAGCGACAGACGGCACACACTTCGCTGACACATACGGCTCACAATCCGTAACGCTAGACCCAGACGCTCCATTCACAGCCTATGCTGACTTAACAGAAGCACAGGTCATTGGTTGGCTTGAGGATGCTTTTGGCGAAGAGCAGTTAGCTGCACAAGTCGCTGCGCTTGATAAGCAGATTGAGGATCAGATTAACCCGCCGGTCATTCGACCACCCCTTCCTTGGAGTAATTAATGTTCACGGTTGAAGAATTGAATAAACTTTTGCAAATGCTTGACTTGGCGACTAAAGCTGGCGGTTTGGCTGTAGCGAATGAAGCGCTACCTTTAGCAGTCAAGATTCAAGAAGTAGCAAAAGGTCTTGTTGACGGAAAGTCAACAGAAGAGTAAATTAACTTAACCGACTAGCCGGATAGCTAGGAAGATAGGAGTTCGCGTGAGCGACGAGGATCTCGCTACAGCGGAGATGAGCACCGCGCCAGAGTTGGAAGCTACGGTGGCCCCAACGACTGAGGAAAATAAACCGGAAGAACAACCGCCCGAAAAGATGTTCACTCAAAAAGAGTTGGACGCTCTGATCGACAAGCGGTTTCGCAAAGAGAAGCTGAATGCGGCTAAAGCAGCCCAAGAGTTAGCTCAACTTCAGGCTGAGATGCAGGCTAGATCTGCGGCTCCGCCAGCGCCAGATGACTTTGAGAACGCTCAAGCCTATGCGGAAGCATTGGCCGAGCAAAAAGCTCAACAGCTCATGTTGCGTAGAGAAGCAGAGCGACAACAAACGGCTGTTCTTGAGGCATATCAAGACCGAGAGGAAGATGCTCGGAGCAAGTATGATGACTTTGAACAGGTCGCATACAACCCGAATCTTCCCGTAACGGACTATATGGCTCAAGCGATTCAGGCGTCCGATATTGGCCCCGATGTGATCTATCACCTCGGATCCAACCCAAAGGAAGCCCATCGTATAGCCAATTTACCGCCGATCTTGCAAGCAAAGGAGATCGGTAGAATCGAAGCCAAATTGGCGGCTGATCCACCGACAAAACGCACTTCAACTGCGCCAGCTCCTCTTGCTCCTGTCACGGCTACTCGGTCAAGCTCCGGCCCTAGATATGATACGACAGACCCACGGTCTACAAAGTCGATGTCAACGTCAGAATGGATTGAAGCCGAACGGTTGCGACAGATCAAGAAGTGGGAAGCGCAACACCGTAGGTAATTAAATCATGTCTAATTCGATTTTAACAATCGACATGATTACTCGCAAGGCTCTTGAAATCCTTGAGAATAGTCTTGTCCTCACCCGCACTGTAAACCGCCAATATGACGACTCTTTCGCTGTAGAAGGCGCTAAGATCGGCTCAACGCTGCGCATCCGTCTTCCTGACCGCGCATTGGTTACGGACGGCGCTGCCCTTCAGGTTCAGGACGACAACGAGCAATACACCACGCTCACTGTCTCCAGCCAGAAGCACATCGGCGTGAACTTTACGACCGCCGAACTGACGATGCAGTTGGACGACTTCGCTGAACGTGTTCTGAAGCCTCGTATTTCGCAGCTCGCGTCTTCTATCGACGCCGACGTTGCGAACAGCTTCAAATACATCGGCAACTCGGTCGGCACCCCAGGCACCACGCCTGCTACGTCGCTCGTCCTGTTGCAGGCCCAGCAAAAGCTCAACGAAAACGCCGCAGTCATGCAGCCTCGCTATGCCACGGTTAACCCAGCCGCTAACGCTGCGTTGATAGAAGGCATGAAAGGTCTGTTCAACCCTGTGTCGGCTATCTCGAAGCAGTTCAAGAACGGCATGTTTGGTGAAGGCATCCTCGGCTACGACGAGCTGAATATGTCTCAGTCGATCAAGCAGTTCACGACCGGCTCACGCACCGGCACTGTAACTGTTAACGCGACTGTCACGACCGAAGGTTCAACGACTGTTGTTCTAACGGGCCTCGGCTCAACGACGATCAAAACTGGCGACGTATTCACCATTGGTAGCGTCTTTGCGGTCAACCCACAGACCCGTGAGTCAACCGGCTCGCTGTATCAGTTCGTGGCTCTTGCTGACGTTACGGCGTCAACGACGGCTTCGGTCACTGTCCCTGCGATGTATTCGGCTACTCAGGCTCTCGCTACGGTTGACGCTCTGCCGGTTTCCGGCGCGGCTGTCACGTTCCTCGGCGCTGCTTCTACGCAGTATCCACAGAACTTGATCTATCACCGTGATGCGATCAGCTTCGCTACCGCCGACCTTCTGCTTCCGCAGGGCGTCGATATGGCAAGCCGTCAGGTTCACAATGGCATCAGCTTACGCGTTGTTCGTCAGTATGACATCAACAACGACCGTCTGCCTTGCCGTATTGACGTGCTCTATGGCTACAGCGTGATTCGTCCGCAGATGGCCGTTCGCCTTTGGGGCTAATAAGCGACGGGTCTTTAGACCCGTCCTTTCCTATCTTTTTTGGAGTTTAACCCATGACAACTACTCAGAACGCGGCTTATCCGCTTGAGACGTTTGGCCCTTACGGCGCTATTCCGCAGGGCACTGGCGGCTATCAGTTTTCCGCAGGTGATCGCGGTGAACCTTTGATCCGCGCACAGGCAGCTTCGGCTGATCTGACCGGCGCAACTGTTACGATTACGGCGGCTAATCTTTCCGCTGGTATCGTGACGATTGATTCCGGCGGAACCGACGCTGGCACCTACACGTTCCCAACAGGCGCGTTGATCGACGCCGCTTTCCCAAGCGTCGCTGTCAACACTAGCTTTGACGTTAGCTTTATCAACATTGGCGACAATGCTGCTAACGACGTGACGTTTGGCGCTGGCACGGGCAACAGCATCGTAGGCAGTGCGGTTCTTATCGACAATGCTACAACGACAAATGCCTCATCGGCTATCTTCCGTTTCCGTAAAACCGGCACGGCTGCATACTCGATCTACCGCATCGCGTAACCATAGGAGAGGGCAATGCCTAACACTAAACCTGTCGGCGTTGCCTTCTCTGATCCCGAACTCGTGGCTGGCACAACCATCACGGGCGCGACGATCAGTGGAGGCACTGTTTCCGCTACGGACATTACGACTACGGGCGGTCTTTATCTAAAGACAGCTACTGTTGCAGCAACTGGTTCAACACAATCTGACGCAGCTTCAATATCAGACGGTCTTACGCTTGTGACAGCGGCTGACGCTACTAAAGGCGTTAAACTTCCAGCGGCTATTGCGGGCCGCACGGTCATCATTAAAAATGGCGCAGCCGCTATTTTGAAGGTATGGCCTGCTACGGGCGACGGCATCAACGCAATCACGGTTGATTCTAACTATGTGCTTGCAGCCAATACTTCTTCGTTGCTCATCGCTTATGACGCGACGACTTGGTATTCTGTCCCGCTGCTCGCTTCTTAATATATAGCGGCCTACGGGCCGCTGTATTTCTTTAGAAAGTAACAAATGGCTGTTATTTATTTGAAACACCCCGAACATGGGGTTAAAGTGGCGTGTCTCGACCTAGAGGCCGAAGCCGATATTGAGAACGGCTGGGAGAGGTTCGACCCAAATGACGACATACAGTTGCTATCAACAGATAACGGGCGCGATGAGGCTCCTCGGAGTGTTAGCCGAAGGCGAAACGCCCTCGTCAGAGACAGCGAATGACGCGCTCTTTGCGCTGAACCAAATGATCGACAGTTGGAATACCGAACGACTGTCGGTGTTCTCAACCCAAGATCAAGTATTCAACTGGCCGTCAGGGGAGCGCAACCGCACGCTAGGCCCGACCGGCAACTTCGTGGGCGAGCGCCCTGTATTGCTGGACGACGCGACTTACTTCCGCGACCCGCAAACCAATGTGTCTTACGGCATTAAATTTATCAATCAGCAACAGTATGACGGCATTGCGGTCAAGACCGTAACGTCTACTTACCCACAGGTCATATTCACCAATATGACCTACCCAAACATTGATATGGTCATTTATCCAGTCCCTTTAAGACTGTTAGAATGGCATTTTATTTCAGTTCAGAAACTAACTGAGCCTGCGCTTCTTTCGACAGAAATGTCTTTCCCGCCCGGTTATCTGCGGGCGTTCCGATACAATCTGGCTTGCGAGTTGGCCCCTGAGTTTGGCGTTGAGCCATCGCCGACGGTCAGCCGTATTGCAATGTATAGCAAGCGCAATCTGAAGCGCATCAATAACCCTGACGATATTATGGCTCTGCCTTACAGCATTGTTGGCACACGCCAGCGCTATAATATTTACGCAGGGAATTACTGATGGTCGCAACGCCTATCCTCGGCTCTAGTTATGTCACCCGCAGTCCAAATGCGGCTGACAACCGAATGATTAATCTTTTTCCAGAGGTTATACCCGAAGGCGGAAAAACCGCCGCATGGCTTCAGCGTGCGCCAGGATTACGTTTGCTTGCCCGCGTTGGGTCAGGGCCGATCCGAGGTCTTTGGACGTTTGCCGATCCAAACACAGCCGTTCCTTACGGCTATGTCGTATCAGGAACTAAGCTCTATAAATTAGCCTCTGACTGGACTTTTACGGAGCTTGGCACCGTTGTTGGCACGGGGCAAGTCAACATGGTCGATAACGGCACGCAGCTTTATATCGCTGCGGGCGCAAAAGGTTATATCTACAACGCCAACACAAACGTCTTTGCGGAGATACTTGATGTCGATTTTTATGGGGCAGTTGGTGTCGGTTTTCTGGATGGTTACTTTGTTTATAATGAACCAAACAGCCAGAACATTTGGGTTTCCTCCCTTAACGACGGCACGGCGGTAGATCCGACAGACTACGCCAGTATTGACGGCTCGCCAGATAATCTTGTTACGTTGCTTGTCGATCACCGCGAAGTCTGGTGCTTTGGCTCTAACTCTGTCGAGGTCTGGTATAACGCAGGTCTTCCGACATTTCCGCTCGCACGTATTCAAGGCGCGTTCAACGAAATCGGGTGTCTTGCCGCTTACTCTGTCGCCAAGCTCGACAATGGTATTTTCTGGCTTGGATCTGACGCGCGCGGTAATGGCATCGTCTATCGGTCAAAAGGCTACTCAGGCGAGCGCGTCTCGACGCACGCTGTTGAATGGCAGATCCAGCAATACACTAATCTTTCAGATGCTGTCGGCTATACTTATCAACAGGACGGCCACAGTTTCTATGTCCTGAACTTTCCGACCGCTGATACAACATGGGTTTACGACGTAGCCACGCAGGTCTGGCATGAGCGGGCGGGCTGGGAGAATGACGCCTTCACCCGCACTCGCGGTAACTGCCAGATGAACTTTAACAACACGATTGTCATCGGAGACTATCGTGTTGGTGAATTATATGCCTACGATCCTAACGTCTATTCAGAAGCAGGCACGATTCAAAAGTGGCTCCGCTCTTGGCGCGCGTTACCAACAGGTCAGAACAATCTAACCCGCACAACGCAACATAGTCTTCAGTTAGATTGTCAAGCGGGCGTTGGTCTTGAAGGTGTTGATTATCAGTATTTAGATGGTTTGTTTCTCATAACGGAGAGCGGCGACCGACTCCTTACGGAATCTAATGATTTTATCATAACGCAAGGCGCTCCGCTTGCCCCAGGCGTTGACCCGCAAGTCATGCTGCGCTGGTCGGATGATGGCGGCCATACGTGGTCTAACGAGCACTGGAAATCTATGGGCCGTATAGGCCAGACAGGCTACCGAACGATCTGGCGGCGGCTTGGCATGACGTTAAAATTGCGTGATCGGGTGTATGAGATCTCTGGCACTGATGCGGTTAAGATCGCTGTCATGGGCGCAGAACTGCACATGAGCCCGACCAATGCCTGATGTAGTTAATAACACACAGATACCGGCAGCTCGCGTTTTGATATGGGACGCGGTAACTAACTTTGTTACCCGTGAATGGTATCGTTGGTTTTTTAACATATATACGGCTGTTGAAGCCGGCCGACGATATGGGTCATTTTATAGCACAACGACTTTTACGCCTGCCGCTATAAATACAGCATACGCGCTCACTTTTAATAACACTTTTAAACGCGCCGATAATTCTGACCTGACCTATGGTGTTTATATAGGCACGCCAACGTCACGTATTTATGTAGACAATACAGCCACTTACAATTTTCAGTTTTCCGCGCAGCTCAAGCAAACATCTGGCGGCACGCATAATATTTATATCTGGCCCCGCGTTAACGGTGTTACCGTAAGCGATTCCGCTACGCAGATTACTTTAGGCGGTGGTGCTAATGCGGCCACTGTTGCGGCATGGAATTTCGTGCTAAACCTTCAGCTAGGTGATTATTTTGAGCTGATTTATTCAGTTGATAGCACGAATATTACGATCCCGTATGTAGCTGCTTCTAGTCCTGTTCCCGCAATTCCTTCGGTCATTTTGACCGTAACAAGTAGTGTAGGTGGTTAAATGGCTGTTCTTACGCCAGTTGCTAAGATGCAATTCCTTGACGCGACAGGCGCTCCGCTTGTTGGCGGTCTTCTTTATACTTACGCTGCGGGCACAACAACGCCTCAAGCGAGCTATACGGACTCGACAGGTGCTACGGCTAACACTAACCCTGTTGTCCTAGACGCGCGCGGCGAAGCGAATATTTGGCTGGCGTCTGCGACGTATAAATTTAAACTTGCGTCTTCAGATAATACTGAGCTTTGGACGGTTGATAATATCTCCGCGCCTACCTCGGCGCTGTCGCCTGTGTTGTCAGGCAACGTGACGATTGACTCTAACTCGGCTGGCCCTGCGCTTAAGATCACACAGACAGGCACCGGCCCTGTGTTGCGCGTGCAGGACAGCGTAGATCCTGACGTTACGCCTTTTATTATTGACTCTACAGGTCAGGTGGGTCTTGGAACGCAGTCGCCGTCAACAGCTTTTGACGTTAATGATGGCGTCATTCAGCTATCCAGTAGCGGCGTGTCGCGCACGACTATATCGGCAGACGCGTCTAACTCGACAATAAACTCGCCAAGCACACGCGGGCTTATTCTCTCAACTGGCGGCACGCCACGGATTACTGTAGCGAGCGGCGGCGGCACGACATTATCGGGCGCGCTGACAGTATCGTCAGGCGGGGCGGCGATTACGGGCAATAGCTCTGTCACCGGCACGCTTACGGCGACATCTTTTGTCGGCCCTTGGGCTAATATTCCTGCGGGAACCGTTATGCTGTTTGTGCAAACAGCGGCTCCGACAGGCTGGACAAAATCAACAGCGCATGACAACAAGGCGCTCCGTGTCGTGTCTGGCGCAGCTTCGTCAGGCGGTTCAGTCGCTTTTACAACTGCTTTTGCTTCTCAAGGCGTCAGCGGCACGGTTGGTAGCTATACGCTGACAACAGCCGACATACCGTCACATACGCACACGGCTACCGTTACAGACCCAGGCCACGCACATACGATTACTACGGGATCAAGACTTGGCGATGGCGCCGGTGCAGATTATTGGGTTGCTGGAAGCGGTATAACCAGAAATGCTAACTCAAATACCACAGGTATCACCGTTGCTAACTCATCAACGGGCGGTGGCGGCGGCCACAACCATACTTTTACCGGCACGGCGATCAATCTTGCTGTTCAGTATGTAGACGTTATCATTGCAACGAAAGATTAAACATGGAGCTGAAGAACGGAACTTTTTGTCCTTTAATCAAGAAAGATTGCGTGCAACTTAAGTGCGCGTGGTTTACGCTTCTCAGGGGCACAAACCCCAACACGGGCAAAGAGGTAGACGAATGGATGTGCGCTGTGACGGCGCTACCTATGCTACAGATCGAAGTCGCCAAAGAAGTGCGCCAAGGCGCTGCGGCAACTGAGTCTTTCCGTAATGAAGTGGTTGGTATATCATCGCAACAATATTTGACCAACGGGAATTAAAAAATGGCTTTACCAATGCTCGCGGCGCTCATGGGGGGCCAAGCTCTAGGCAGTATTGCCAGCGGCTATTTTGGCTCTCAAGCCGCCGGAAAAGCCTCCGCCGCTCAAAGTCAGGCCGCTACTTTATCATCGCTTATTCAAGCGCAGCAAGCCGAACAGGCGCGGCAAGACATTCTTCGCGGTCAAAGTCAAGCGGCTACCGCGCTTAGAGAAGCGCAGGCTCCGACTCTTGAGTCGCTCAGAACTTCTTCGCAGCAAGCTCAAGATCTATTGCGTGGCGGCACAACCGCTGCATCGCAAGAACTACAGACCGCGCGTCAGGCGGCTATTGACCCTCTTTTACAGTCGCAGCGTCAAGGACTTGGCGCGCTTCGCGGCGCGTATGGTCAACAATATGGGTATCAACAACCATATTTAAGCACAGGCGGCGCAGCGCAGAATCAGCTTGCTACGCTATTAGGCGTTGGCGGCGATACGAGCATGACGGGCTACGGCTCATATGCTCGGCAGCCGACACTTGCTGAACTTCAGATGGATCCTGGCTATGATTTCCGTCGTCAGCAAGGCGAACAGGCTTTACAGCGCTCTATAGCGGCAGGGCTTGGCGGCGCGAGTCGTGGCGGCGGCGCGCTTAAGTCGATGGCTGATTATAGCCAAGGGCTTGCCAGCCAAGAATACGGCAATGCCTACAATCGGTTTATGGCTAACCGCGCGCAAGCGATGCAGGCGTTGCAAGGTATGGGCGCTCAAGGTCAAGGCGCGGCGAATGTCATGGCTAACGCAGCCGGTAATCTTGGCACAGGTGCAGCGGGTATTTATGGTAATACTGGCGCAAACATAAGCAATATCCAGAGTGCGACAGGTCAGAATCTGGCTAATCTTCAAGCGCAGCAAGGCACGAACCTCGCGGCTAATGTTATGGGCACAGGTCAAAACGTGGCTAACGTTTACTCTGGCTTGGGAACTAACCTTGCTAACGTCTACACCGGCACCGCACCTCAGTTGGCTAACATCAACTTAGGCGTTGGTCAGGCTCTCGGCACAGGTCTTGAGAACGCAGCGCAGGCTCGCGCGTCCGGCTATATGGGCGGTGCATCAGTGTTAGGGCAGGCACTTCAAGGTGTAGCTAATACACCCATGAACGCAATGATGGCGTATGGTATGTATAATCGCTACAACCCGCGCGATGGCATGTCTTACGGCCCACAACTAGATTAGGTGATTTTAATGCCTGTTCGTTATGACATTGCTTCTATGGTGCCGCAGATCAGCGGCGGCGGGGCTATCGACCCGTTGAACTATATGGCTCAAATGCGCCAGCAAGAGATGGCTGACGCTCAACTGAATCAAATGGCATTGCGCGGAAAATATCAAGATTTGGCAGCGCAGCGTGCGGCGGAAGCATCGCAGCTTCAGGCTGTAAAAGAACAGCGTATGACTGAAGAGTCTGATATTAGAAAACAAGCGGAACAAGAAAAATTACTTGCGAGCAAACTTAATCGTGTTTTTTCGGCATTAGGCCCGACAGCTAGCCAAGAAGAATATTTAAAAGTAACAAATCGCTTTAATAAAGATGACCCTGAATTTGCTGATTGGTTGCGTAGCCAACAGTGGAACGAAGATCTTTATAACAGATTGACAGTTCCTGCCGAAAAATTGGCTGAACGTAAATATGAAAAAGGCCCAGAAGGAACAGGAACCTATATTGAATCCGGCATAGGCCGCGCGCCAAAATATATATTTCCTACGGATCCTGAACAACAGCGCATAATGGGACGCGAAGGCACGGGTAGAAACCCTATGTCTAGCGCGCAAGGCGTAGGACAGTTTATAGATAGCACTTTCGTTGATACTTATCGTAAGACTTTTCCTGACCAAGCTAGAAGTCTTACTGAAGGTCTACCAGAAGATAGAGCCAAAGCACGTATTCTCGCGCAACGCGGCACAATGATAGACGCCCAAACGCCTATTGAAGTGCCTATGATGAATACATTTACGCGCGAAAATAAGAACGCGCTATCAAGAGCTAATCTTGACCCGACGCTAGGAAACACGCGCCTAGCGCATTTCTTAGGCGCTGGCGGCGCGATTAATGTTCTTAAAGCTAATCCTAATACGCCGGTTGAAAGTCTGGTTTCGCAAGAAGCTATTCAGGCAAATCCAACGGTTCTTAAAGGTAAGACCGCAGGCGAAGTCTCTGCGTGGGCTAACAAGCAGATGGAAGGCGGCATCACGCCAACTAAACTAGAGCCGTTAGGATCTACCAAACGCGCGGCACAAGATGGCGCGTTAGAAATCTTGACTGATATTGATTTAGACCCCGCAGGCGATGACAGAATATCTAAGTTAATATTACAATCTACAAGCGGCGGTCTTCAGAAAGCTGTTGCCGGTGCGGTTGAATACGCTACTGGCGAAGCTACTCCCGGTATGGAAGCTATCTCGCAATTAGAGACTTTTGCAAATAGTGCGGTATTAAAACAATTAGGCGGTAAGTTAGGCGGTAACATATCGGATACCGACCGTAAATTTATCGAAAAAACTATGGCTGATATAGCTAATCCTGCGATAGGCGCAAACGCGCGTTTAAAAGGATGGCAAGAAGTCAAGCGTCGTCTAGCTAAATACGCCGACGTAGAACTACCATCGGCACCGACGCGCGGTAAAGCAGGCGAATCAATGGCGCAAGCTCCGGCTAAGTCTGTATCCGCGCCGCCAGCCGCCGTTGAGTATCTTCGCAGCAACCCAAATTTATCGTCAGCTTTTGATGCTAAATATGGCGCAGGCGCAGCCGCTAGTATATTAGGACGTTAAATGGCTAATCCATTTGATCAATTTGACGATACTAATCCTTTCGATCAATTTGACGAAAAGAAATTCCGTTTTGCGTCGCCTGAAACTGAACAGGCAGGCGTAGGCGCGCTTGGCCGTTTAGGGCAGGCTACCGAAGAGTTTTTTACCAAACCAGTAGCGCCAGCGCCTGCCGCTGTGCAGGCCCAAGGTTATGATCCATTAGCCGAATACGCAGGCCGCGTAGCTGGAAACCTACCCCGCGACGTTACGCAAAGCGCCGCTGGTTTTACGCCCGAAGCCTTATCTGCTACAGGCGCGGCTTTACGTGATCGGCCATTACAAACCTTATCTCAAGCCGGTGGCGCGGCGTTACGTGGTGTTGGACAATTTGTTCAACATCCGTTTGAGACATTTGCCGAAAATCCTTTTTCGACGGTAACAGGTTTACAAGGTGCATCGCTGTTACGCACGCCGACACAGATGGCGGCAAACGCTTTAGCACAGGCCGCGTATCCAAAAGTCCGTGCCGCGGTGTCGCCTACCAACCGTATGATTTATGACGTGTTTGGCGCGCCACAAATATCAGAGGCGCTGACACAAGCCGCTCCGGGCATGACAGTGCCACAAGCATTAGCCGATATAAATGCGCCAAGAGCACAAGCTGTTGCAAGACAGGCGCGCGAACTTTTACCAGAAGAGACTCGCGCTGCTACGATGGCGCAGGAAGAGGCCCGCGCGGCTCAACTAGGCGGGATTGCAGGAACGCCAGAAGATATAGCGGCAGCTAAATCAGCTAGAGATGTTGAAGCTGCGCTTAACTATAATAGGGCGTTCAAACAAGTTATGACTGAAACGCCTGAGTTAACGTCCATAATGGACAGGCCGTCAATGGAGACAGCTTTTAGTCGCGCGGCGCAAATAGCTGAAGAACGCGCACAGCCTTTTCAGATAGGTAGAACTAAACCGGCTGAAGTAACTGAGTCTAAGATTCTAGACGAGTTTGGACGACCCGTTCAGAAATTCACGCCCGCTGAAATAGCTAAATATCCTATGCAAAGTCTTCATTATGTGAAGATGGCGTTAGACGATATGGTTCGCAGCCCAAAAGATTTTGGTATTGGCGCGGCTGAAGTATCGGCTATTCGAGATACGCGGAAACAATTTATATCGCAGTTAGAAAACAATTCTAATTATGCGACGGCAAGAGCTACATACGCCGCGCAAAGCGTGCCGATAAATAAAATGCAAGTGGCGCAAGAACTTGTCAAATCGGTAACAGATCCGCTTACGGAAGGGCTAACACGCGGCGGTATGTTTGCGCGTGCGATTGAGGAAGCCCCCAAGACAATTAAGCGTTCTACAGGGCAAGAATTTTTTAAAGAACTAAATGAAATATTCTCGCCTGAAGAGATGAAAGTTGTAAACGGTGTCCGCGATGAATACCGGCGCACAAAATTAGCTGATGAACAAGCGCGTCTTGGCGCTAAAGCTGCGCCAGAGGTTGAAGAGTTAGCGTCGGCTAAGATTTCATCCGCGCTTAACATACCATTTCTTGACCGAACTTGGACTATTGCCAACACGTTAATTAGACGCTCGCTTGGTAAGATAGATGAAAACTTAGCGGTAAAGATCGGCATGATGATGCAAGATCCGGCTGAGTTAAATAAAGCCATTACAAAAGCTAAAGATTACTATGCTAGGACTGAAAAAGGCGCGGCGGCTATAAAAGAAGGCCAACGAAAAACAGTTCAGGCAATACCCAGAAAAGCAATCTCTGGCGCTGTTAGCTTCCAAAATGTAATGGCTCCGCAACAGAATCAAAATGCGATGGCGAGATGACACCGATGGCTGAATATCAAGTGTTTTTTGATGTGGCCGTTGGAATCATCGGCGTCCTAGGCGGATGGGTATTAAATACCGTCTGGGGCGCTGTCAAAGATTTGCAAGAAGCCGATAAGGATCTGGCCGAAAAGGTTGGTGAAATCGAGGTGCTTGTTGCTGGTCGTTACATCACACGCGAAGAATTTAATACCGTGCTAAATCAAGTGTTTGCAAAACTTGACACCATTCGAGATCTTGTAAGCCAGAAAGCAGACCGGCGATGAAAGAGAATTATCCACAGGCGCTTAAGCAGGTTCTCAAATATGAGGGCGGCTACGTTGACCATCCAAAAGATCCAGGCGGCCCGACGAATAAGGGCGTTACGCAAGCGGTCTATGACAGTTGGCGTAAATCACAGAATCTCCCAACGCAAAGCGTGCGCGCTATTGCTGATTCGGAAGTTGCGGCGATTTACAAGAACCTCTATTGGGATCGTGTTTCTGGAGATAATTTGCCCGACGGCGTTGATTTTGCTGTGTTCGACTTTGCTGTCAATTCAGGCGTAAGCCGCGCAGCTAAGACACTTCAGGCCGTTGTCGGCGTTACACAAGACGGCGTGATCGGCCCTGCTACTATTCAAGCCACCAAGACTTACGTTGCTATGTCCGTCACGAACAAGCGGCTAGCGTTTATGCAGTCGCTGTCGATCTGGTCTACGTTTGGCAAAGGCTGGTCTGCACGTATCGCTGACGTTAAAGCGCAGATACTCTCGCTTGTTGGATAGAATTGTATATATCGTCGCGGTTGCCGCTTCGATTTCATACGGTGCAAAACTAGCATTTATGCTTGGCATTTATTTTAGGAGGACACTCGAATGATTAAGAATTGGAAAACCACGATCCCTGGCGTCATTACTCTTATCGGCGTCCTCTTCAACGCTTGGCAAACCAAAACGCTCGACTGGTCTTCGCTTCAGGCTGCGCTCGTCGCTATTGGTCTTATCGGCGCTAAAGATTTTAACGTCACGGGCGCATGACAACTGCTATCTTAATTGGCTTATTTTTAACGGTGCTCTATGGCGGCGTTAAAATGTTAATCGCTGACGCTTATGATCGAGGCCGGCGCGAGGAAGTTGTGCGTCGCATGGATCTTGCGGCTAAGTTAAAAGAAAGACAGACTAATGTCGTTATGGCCCCAAAAACCGTTGACGATACTATTTCTGATCTCAACAACGGCACTTTCTAGTTGCCAGACAGTCAGGGAAGGGTCATGCCCTCCCCTGGCTCAATACTCAGTCGCTCAACAGCGCGCTGTTGCCGCTGAACTGCGGCGGCTCCGTGGAACCGAAACGGCTCAGTTTATCATCGATTACGGCAAGCTCCGCGCGGCGTGTAGACTTTAGCGGTTCGATCTTAGCTGGCTTCAGCTCAGTCCGCTTCTTGTATCCGATGTTCGCGCCGGTATCAGCTTTCTGCGCTATGTAGTCCGCAGCAAACTGCGCTGCAAACGCTTCATAGTTCATAGCGTCTACGCGGCTATCAAGATGCGTAGGATCATTAAACGCCCGCGCATTCTTAACGCAAACCATAATAATCGCCACCTCAAACGGATGGATGTCGCGCCCCAATCGCAACGATGCCAAGTCCGCTATAAGCTGGAAATTATTCTCGATGCCGCCATACGTTTCACCGCGTTCGGCGATGATATCAGCGGCCTGTCTTAGAAGATCGGTAGGTGTATGCATCTTTCAACAATTCCTCTCTTTCGCGCAACACTCGCAGAATGTTGTAGCGTTGATGCAAGCGGGTCATAATAAAAGCGCGCCGCCCATTCGCGCGTTCATCCTGAAGCAGATCATAAATCTCCTTCTCGGATAAATCGGGTAATTTCTCGTTCAGTTCATGCCAGTGCATAATTCCTCCAACGCCAGTTCGGACATGGAGCGCTTGTCTCTTAGCGCGGTTTGGATCTTTTCATCGATGGTGTTAGCACAAATAATATTGTAGCACCAGACATCTTTTGTTTGCCCGCTGCGATGCAAGCGCCCGATGGTTTGCTCATACAGTTCTAGCGACCACGGCAGCGACAAAAAGATAATCTTGTTGCCGCCGAACTGTAGGTTCAGCCCATGACCGGCGGACTTGGGGTGAATCGCTAATAGCTCGAGTTCACCTTTGTTCCACTTGTCCACAGCCTGTGGATCGTCCATAGTGGAGAGTTGTGGATAACATCTTTTAAGTTCTGCTAACTCTTCTTTGTAGTTATAAACAATGATCGTGTTCGCTCGTTGATTTTCTTCGAGTATTTCATCCAACAGATCAAACTTATGGGATCCGATCCATTCCGGCTTATCCAGTCCGTATATGAATCCGCTTGCGAGTTGTTGAAGCTTCTGCGTTACGACCGCCGCTGTCGGCGCTGTGATGGTTTGCCCCAGTTCTAGGACAAACTCTCGTTTCATCTTGTTGTACGGCTCCATATCCATTGTACAACGCATGTCAACGACATGTAGCTCCGGCAGCTTGTCCTTATACTCGCCGGCCTCTAGCACATATGTCGCCGGCTTGATCGTCGCCATTACGCTCGGCAGCGCATTAGGTAACGGCACCCATTGCTGATATTCGCGGTTCAAGCAGTAAAAATACTGTTGCAGGAACGCGCCTTTGCTGCGGCCTAGCAGCTTTTGATCAACGACCTTGCACTGGCCGAACACGTCCTCCAGGCCGTTAGACGTAAACGAACCAGTCAAGCCCCAGCGTATGTGGAAGCTGTCAAGTATTTTCAACAAATGCTTGAACCTTTTTCCACTGGGATTCTTGAGCCGCGTCAGCTCATCAAACACAACAGCGTCAAAGCCGGTAGGATCTATAGACGGGATGTTGTCATAGTTGATTACGACTACATCCGCTTCGCTTTCAAACGCTTCTCGGCGCTGCGCTGGCGTGCCAACAGCTACAGCGATGGGCATTTCAGGTGCCCACTTCGGCCCTTCGACAGGCCACACGTCGGTGCAGACGCGCTTGGGCGCGAGCACTAACCAGCGCTGCACAAAGCCCTTTTCAAGCATGTCGCGCATAGCTGTTAATGTTATTGCAGTCTTTCCCGCGCCTACTGGCGCAAGGATCATAGCGCGGTTTTTACAGAATAAAAAATCCGCTGCTTCATCCTGATATGGTCGTAATTTCACAGGCCCACCTATCGACTTGCTCTTTATTCCACAGACATGCGTAGCGCTGATTCATACGCTTCATGTCTTGTGCAAACACTTTCTGAAGCGCCGACAACTTGCCGCCGCTCGTTTTCAATTCGATGAACCACGTCTCGCCGTTTGGTAAACAGACGATGCGATCACTCACCCCACGATGTGATAGTGAATTGAATTTGTAGGCTTCTCCGTCCATAGCGCGGACGGTTTTAACCAAATATTGCTCGATTTCTGATTCGTTCATAAAAAAGTTATTGCATAAACAAAAAAAGTTGTCTAGTGTGATTCGCATAAGGGAGACATTAAATGGCACATTCTACTATCGTCGGGGGTTCTTCAGCAAAGCGCGTTAAAAATTGCCCTGGCAGTGTTGCATTAGTTACCAAAGTTCCGCCAAAGCCGTCGTCATCATACGCTGAAGAAGGCACGTTCCTGCATGAGTGCATGGAGCGTATACTTAACGGCGAATCAATTGATACGTTTACCGACGCGACTGAGGAACAGCTCAATGAGAAATTACGGCCTGCATTCGCGGCGCTCGATGAGATCGATCCAGACGGAAAGCTTGAGTTCCAGACCGAAGTTCACGTCGCGTTTCCTGAACCATTGCAGGAAGTATTTGGATCTTGCGACGTTGTGGGGCGTCGCGGTGATACTGCTATTATTCTTGATTGGAAGTTCGGCAGCGGCGTCTGGGTTGACGCAGAAGAAAACGATCAGCTCATGTTCTACGCAGCCGCAGCTATGCACACAGAGAACTGCCGCTGGGCCTTTGAAGGCGTCAACAAAATTGAATGTATCATCGTCCAGCCCCCTCACGTCAAAATCTGGCAAACAACCCCAGGACGCATCAAAAACTTTGAGCGTGAATTGGTGCGTGCTATTCATTCTGCCATGCGTGAAGACGCCCCTCTAAAGAAGGGTGATCATTGTCGCTGGTGCGCTGCCAAAGCTATCTGTCCTTTGATGAATGGCGAAGCTAAACGCGCCGTAAAGACGCAACTTGATAACCTGCCGGATCTTTCAGATGCTCTTAAACTTGCTGATTTACTTGAGCCGTGGATTAAGGATGTGCGAGACCTTGCTCTTCGCGCTATGGAAGATGGAAAAGAAATCGCAGATTTTAAATTGGTCTCAAAACGAGCAACACGCCAATGGGTTGATGCTGAAGGAGCGCGAGAAGCTCTTGAGCAAATGGGACTGGATATGTCGGAATTGATGGAGACGAAGCTCTTATCGGTAGCGCAAGCGGAAAAGGTGTTGAAAAAGCACAAGCTCGCTTTACCGAAAGATCATGTTGTGTCCATCTCATCGGGCAACACAATCGCGCCAAGGACTGATCCAAGGCCGGCTGTGTCGCAACTCGGCCAGGATCTTCTGGCTTTTAGCAAAATGGAAAGATGACAAAATGACAGACTTTGCAAACTTACCTGCGGTAGCCGATTTAGCATCAGCTCTCGAAAAGTTCTCAGCGGGTTCAACGCTGGGCGCTAGAGAGGTGTATCTAAAGATGGATAAAACAGGTCATTGGGTCTACGGCGCAGATCAAACAGAGATCGAGCCTGACTCATTGTGGGCTATCAACCCGTTTTCTTTTGTTGAGGGCTACGTATGCTGGGGCGCGCAAAACACGCCTAGCATGGGTAAACTTCTCGGCGAAGTAATGGTGCCGCTAGGTAAAGATAGGCCCGCTATGCCTGAAGATATTCCTGACTCTAACGGCTGGGAAGAACAGGTAGGTATATCGCTGCAATGCATCAGCGGTAATGATAAAGGATTGGTGGCGCGCTATTCGACTAAGACTAAAGGCGGTGTGCCTGAAGTTAAGCGCATAGCGTATGAGACGGGCATGAACTACAAGACCAGCCCGTTGACGCCTGTGCCAATCGTTAAGTTGAAAAGCGCACACTACAATCACGTTGGCGGTTATGGACGCATCTATAACCCAGTGATCGAGATTGTTAAGTTCGTGAGTAACGATAAAGAGCCCACGGTCGAAGAGGTAGCGGAAGCTCCAGTTCGTCGTCGCAGAGGATAATCACAGCGCTTTGGCCCGTTGTGATTACAGGTGGGGTGGTGGACTGCGAACAGCCACCCCACCGACTTTAGGAGAAATCAAATGTTATTTGTGCCTGCCTATTGGCCGTTCTTTAAGAGCGGCGAACTGAGACGCTTTGACTATACCGCACCTGACACACCGTCGTTTACGTCTGTGTTTAGTTATGACAAGGGCAGCGACAGCATGCTCTACAATAACTACGACAGCGCCGGAACGTGGTTGAATAAATGGTTCTATCAATATCGTCCTGGCTTTGGTGTCGCTGAGTGGCGCGATGATTACCCAGGCAATAAGAAGGTTGTTCTCAACCCGCCGATAGGCTGGGGCGAGTTTCAAGAAGTTGGGTCTGATTATATCAACTATCCTAAGTTTGATTTCTTTAAATGCTGGCCTCCTGCATCAAGCAATGGTGTGCAGATCGTGCATTTTGAAGAACACATCTCACAGATCAACGTGCTTGGCGTTTATTATCAAGACGTGATTCAGTTCACCTATCTACAGAACTGGAACGGCAAGCCAGCAACAGGCGCGCGTTACTGGATGGCGCTCGGTGTTGGGCCGATCAAGACGCAATTCTTAACGCAAGATGCAAAAGATCCAACGAAAGTAGAGGAGTCAGTCGTATGGGAAGCGAAGATAACGACCGTGAACGGGTAAGAGATATTATTAAACGTCTGCTAAATCGCGCAGTAAATGCTCAGATTATAAAAGAAAAGCCAAACCTTTATTATGACGCAGCGCATCAAATTGAACGGCTCTTCTCTGATAATGAACGTCTTGAGCGCCTCATATTGGAGCTGAAACAAGAGAATGAGCG